CTCGCGCTGTTGCTGCCGACCGACTTCGACTCGGCCAAGACGCGTGGGCGCTTGTTCGCCGACTGTCCGCTGTTCGCAGCCAAGATCGTGCTGATGGGACGCATCGTCTGGTTCGAACGTGACGACGGCGACCGTGCAGCTCCGAAAGAAAATCACGCCTGGTATGTCTGGCGCCACGGCCATCGTGGGCCGCCTAATATTTTGTACGGGCGCGAACCAATAAGCCCGCGACTTCGGAGGCAGCATGACACGCCTCCAACTCCCTGATCGCCAGCCATCCGACACCTTCGGTGTCCTGCCGTCAGAAACACCCTACGACGCCGCAACCGATATGCGCCGGTCGATCGAGTTCGCCTACAAGGCGATCCGCGCCCGGGTGGCGCGTGGCGGTCGTGGATGGCGCGGGTGGCCAGAGAATCCCGCCGGCCTGGCCGGCACACATTTGGAGGATCAAATGAACATCGATCGATTCTGCGACGAGCCTTGCTGCACCGACGATGGCGTAAGCACTGCGACGCCAGCGGGCATCCAGTTGGCGCGGAAGGCGATCGAGCGCCTCGGCCACCCCTGCACCGTCTCCTATGTCGACCTCGCCGACGCATTCACCCCAAAGAAGGAGAACGGGGAGCCGTGTCACATCGACGGCTATGAAGAATACCTGAGTCTCGGCACCGACATCACGTGTGACTGTGTGCTGCAATTCGTTCTGCGACACTGCGGATACACGGATGGTGGCTCGGCACCGACATCACGTGTGACTGCGTGCTGCAATTCGTTCTGCGACACTGCGGATACACGGATGGTGGCACGCCCGGCCCTATCCAATGCGCGCAAGATGCTCGATGAGCCCCATCCACGCAGCCACTGCAACCTTGCCCCCGCGGGTCCTGATTTACGGACCTGAAGGCGTTGGCAAAACCACTTTGAGTAGCAAATTCCCTTCGCCGGTCATTCTACAGACCGAAGAGGGAATTCCTCGCGGGCTCACCGTGAGCACGTTCGGCCTGCAGGACACCTTCAAGGGTGCGCTCAGCTGTATGTCGTTTCTTGGCACTGAGCCGCACGATCATCGCACGCTCGTCGTCGATAGCTTGGATCCGCTGGAGCCGCTGGTCTGGCGCGAAGCCTGCGTCGCGAATGGATGGGCGTCGATCGAGCAGCCTGGCTACGGCAAGGGATACGTCATCGCCGACATTTTTTGGCTGGATTTCCTCGCCGGCCTCGATTTTCTGCGCCGTGAACGCGCAATGACGATCGTCCTCTTGGCGCATTCCGCCATCGAGCGCATCGACGATCCCCGGGCAGTTTCCTACACGAGCTACCAATTGCGTTTGCACAAACGCGCGCGTGGTCTCGTGCAGGACTGGGCTGACGCGATTTTATTTCTCGCGCCCGACCTGAATATTCAGACCGAGGATGCCGGCTTCGGCAAAAAACGCACGCGTGCCGATGGCGGCTCGAATCGTTGGCTTCATTGCGAAGGGCGCCCGTCCTTCGTTGCGAAGAACCGGTACGGCATGCCGCCGAAAATCATGATTCCAAAGGATTTCAATTTTGGCGCCGCGTTGGCGCCGTTCTTCCCGCCCGCCGCGGCGGAATAGCAGCGCGGCGAAACCCACTCCAATAAGAGGAGAACGACGATGAGCATAGAATTTCCAGAAGCTTATGCCCCCACCGACCTCGGCGGGTTCGATCTATTGCCGCCCGGCGAATATTTGGCCCAGGCGATCGAAGGTCGGATTGCGCCGCCGAAGTCTGGTAACGGCTACCAGCTGACGCTGATCTGGAAGATTCTGGAAGGCGAATACGAAGGTCGCCAGGTCTGGCAGAACATCGGCTTCCTCCATCCGAAGGCCGGCGCGCAGTTTCACGGTCAGAAGATGCTCAACTCGATCATCGCTGCCGTCGGCGCGGCGACGCCGTTGAAGAATGCCCAGCCGCTGCTGTTCGTGCCGGTTCTTCTTGGCATTGCGATCGAAACTGACAAGACCGGCGCGTACCCCGACAAGAACCGGGTGGTGAAGGTCTCGCCCCTCGACAACCAGGAGACCGCCGAGGCCGCGTCCTCGCCGGTTCCCGTTCCGAAGCCGGTGCCTGCTGCTTCCACGGCGGGTCCGGCACCTGCCGGCTCTGCGCCGTGGCACAAGAGGAAGCAGGGTGGGGTGGCGGCTTAATGTTCAAGCTTCGCCCATACCAGCGTCAGGCGCTCGATGCGCTTGACGCCTACTGGCACAACGGTGGCGGTCATCCGCTGGTCGCGATGGCGACCGCCACCGGCAAGAGCCTGGTCATTGCGTGGCTGATCCGGGATCTCATGCAGTGGTACCCGGACCTGCGCATTCTCGCGCTCACCCACGTGCAGGAACTGATCAAGCAGAACGTCGATCATGTCCTGGCGCTGTGGCCGGATGCCCCGCTTGGCATTAATTGCGCCGCGCTCGGCAGCCGCGACCTCGATCATCCGATATTATTTGCCTCTATTCAAAGCGTGTTCCGCAATCCCGAGGCAGTCGGCAAAAGAAACCTTGTCATCACCGATGAAGCGCACCTCGTGCCGCACGACGGCGATGGGATGTATCGCAGCCTGCTTAACGGCCTGCGCCAGCTCGATCCCGAGATGCGGATCGCCGGATTCACTGCGACGCCGTACCGGCTTGATAGCGGTCGCCTCGACGAAGGTGATGGTCGGATATTCAATGACATCGTCTTCAACTACGGCATCGGCGAAGGAATTCGCGACGGCTGGTTGTCGCGGTTGTCATCCAAGAAGACCGGCACGCAGATCGATGTCACCGGTGTCGGCCGGCGCGGCGGTGAGTTCATCGAGAGCGAGCTGCAGGCGGTGTCCAACCTCGAGGAGGTCGTCCGCGGGGCCTGCGCTGAGATCGTCAGGCACGGCATCGGCCGCCGGTGCTGGCTCGTCTTCTGCACCGGTGTCGATCACGCCCTGCACGTTCGAGATGTGTTGCGTGCACATGGCGTCGCCGTCGAGGCCGTGCTCGGGGAGACGCCCACCCATGAGCGCGAAGAAATTATTGCCGCCTACAAGGCGGGCGGGATCACCTGCCTTGTCAACGTCAATGTCCTGACGACCGGATTCAACGTTCCGCAGGTCGACCTGCTGGCGATGCTGCGGCCGACGCTGTCGACGGGCCTCTACGTCCAGATGGTCGGGCGCGGTACGCGCAAGGCGGAAGGGAAGACCAACTGCCTGGTTTTGGACTTCGCGGGCAATGTCCGGCGGCACGGGCCGGTTGACAGTGTCGATCCCAAGTCCAAGTCCAAGTCCGGTGTGCCGGGCGAGGCGCCCGTGAAGGCGTGCCGGAGTGCGACGAGCTGGTTGCGATCAATACCTACGAATGTCCGACTTGTGGGTTTCAGTGGCCGCGCCCGGCCCCGATGGCGAAGCACGCAACTGTCGCCGACGCGATGCCGGTGCTGTCGACCGGGCAGAGCTGGATCGAGGTGGCCGACACCTCGTTCCGCAGTCACTGCAAGCGAAACGATCCTTTGGCGCCGCCCAGCCTGCGCGTCGACTATTTGTGCGGCCTGACGGTCTACAGCGAATATGTGAGCCTACAACGCGACGGCTACGCCCGCGCGCGCGCCGAGAAGTGGTGGTTCGCCATGGGTGGCGAAGCGCCCGTGCCGATAACCGTTCGCGAAGCAGTCGTGCGTGCAGACGAACTCGGCCGCCCGTTCGAAATCACGATATATCGCAACGGCCAGTACTGGAACGTCGCCGATCGGCGGCTGCACCGTAATGGCGCCGTGGTCGATGTCGATCGCAATTTCTGTAGCTGGGTTCGCGGGTCGCGTGAGGCCGCCTTCGAAGCCACGAAGCATGAACCCACCAACGACATGGTGCCGTGGTGACCGCCGCCCTTCGCTTCGCCACCACGGAACCGACCGCATGCATGGTGTGCCGCCGCCGCGCGATGTGGCTCGGGTTCACGCCGCATCACAGGAGTCCGATTGCATGGCTTTGTGATGATGTTGGCTGCCATCGCGCTGCAAGGGATGTCTACAAAATGCCAGACGTAATTCTCGACGCCTTCGAGCAGGGCGCTGCATTCGAGGCCGGTGCCGACGCCGCCGGATATCTCGAAGAGGTTGGCACGACCGATCTTGCCAAATTATCCGAGGCGGAGTGGCGCGAATTTCTGCGCCGGCTGATCGTCGGGTTCGAACAAACGTTGCGCCGGAAAATCCTCGAAAAGCATCCGCCTTTTTAGGAGAGCCACGTGGGCATTTACGCGGAATTAAGCGGGCGGCTGATCGAGCGCGGTTATGGCGTCTTGCCCATCATGCCCGGCACCAAGCGGCCTGGCTTCCTGTTTGCCGGATGTTGGGTTGGGCTGGCGAATTGGCAACGGCGGTTCAATAACGGCGTGCCCTCGTCAGTGGAGCGGGCAAGGTGGGCTGCCGGCAATTCCGGGCTCTGCGTCGTCGGTGGGTATAAGGGAATGGTCGCCGTCGACACCGACACTGACGACCCCATCATCACGGCCGCGCTGCGGAAGGTGTTGCCGCTGTCGCCGGTGCGCAAGCGTGGCCAGAAGGGTGAGACCGCATTCTATTACGGTCCCGAGGTAAAAGAATCCAAAAGCTGGAACATCGATGGAAAGCGAGTGGTCGACCTCATCGGGCCGGGCCGGCAAACCGTGCTGCCGCCGACAATCCACCCCGACACCAAGCAGCCGTACCGTTGGCTGACTTCGGAGACCCTGGAGGATGTGGCGCCGGATGACCTGCCTCTCTTACCGGCGGATATCGCGGAGCGGATCACTGCAGCGCTGACGCCGCTGGGGTATCGCCCGGAACCGTCCTTCGACGAGCGCTCAGGACCGCACGGCGATGCCGACAGCCCCTATCGGCAGCTCAATGAACGGGCGCTCGGAAATTTGGCCGCCTGGGTGCCGGCGCTGGGACTCTACCGATGCCGGCCAGCACGCGGGGGATACGAGGCGGTGCCGCTGTGGCG